GTCAAGGTCCCCAGATCGAGGGGATCGCCATTGGCCCAGACCCGGCCCAGCCGCGTGACCTTTCCCTGGCAGATGGCGACGGCGAGGCTCACCGTGTAGGTATAGCCCACCTGTTTCGGGGTCCCCTTCCCGACCGAACGGCTTTGTCGATGCTCCCGGAAGCGCGAGGCCCAGATCAGCTGACCCGCCACCCGCATACGCCCATAGACCAGCGCCAAACCCGCCCCTTCCCGGCTGTCCATGAGATGGAGACTTTGCAACCGGGGCCCCTGCCTCGGCGGCGCCAGACTGGCATCGACGGCCTGCCCGACCATTCCCCCAAGCGCGCCGCCCAGTGCGGCCCCCGACACCGCCTGTCCAAAAACCGACAGGCCCTGCGGCAAGAGGTGGCCACCTATGGCGGCGCCCACCTGTGACAGAACGAGCTGGGCCATCAGTCAGCCTCCCGGGTCGGGTCCGGGTCAGGCCGGATCCCCGGAAAAGAAAAGGCCGCCACGATGCGCCGTGACCACCAGGGCACGAGGCTGGTCTCACAGACCGCCCGCCCCCAATAGGCCTGCAGAACCCGCGCCGGCGCCGACACCACGGCACAGTGCTTGGCGGGGTGTTCGGCCCCCATGCTGAACAGCAACACGTCGCCCGGGCGCCACGCGCTCAGGGAGATCTCAACCAGATGGCGCCGTGCGGCGAGGAGCAGGGTCTGCGGGCCCGGCCCCTCGGCCCAGTCCGGCGCATAGGGGGGAACCGGTTCCGGTTCCGGCCCGATACAGTCACGCCAGATCCCCCTGACCAGACCGAGACAGTCACACCCCTGACCCCGGACACTGGCCTGATGGCGATAGGGTGTCCCGATCCACAGGCGGGCCGCGGCCACAATATCGTCCCGGGTCATCGCCGGCCTCCATCCTGAGGTCCAGCACCCGGTCCCGCCAGAAGAGCATCCGGCCCCGGCAGGTGGGGAAAGCCCCGAAAATTCATCGTGTTCTGAAAGACATCCCGACAGGTCTCGAACCGCTGGTCACAGGTCAGGCCCCCGGTTTCCCGGACACCGCAGCGCGGATCCCCCAGCTCCGCATCACACCGCCGCATGATCCGGCGTCCGATGGGACGTTCCAACTCGGCCTTGAGAGACACAAGCTCCGCGGAAAAGGACCCATCCGGCCGGTGGGCGACTTCGCTCAAAAGACCGCTCCAGACCGGAACACTGCCGAGCTGCGGGGCAGTCCAGTCAAACCGGAACACCTCAATCCGGGCCCGGTTCCACAAGCCGGACTGCAGATCGGCCGCGGTCAGGGCCTCAGCCGACAGCACCCCCTCGGCCATGGCCTGTCCCGGGCGAAGATCGGACGTCTGGCTGAGGCTGATCGCTTCAAGACCGGCCCCGGGGTCCAGAACCTGGCCGTCAATCTCGATCGCCCGGTCATGATCGGTGATGCCAATCACATGCCCGTCCCGCCGGCGCAGGATCCAGCCCAGACACAATGTTGTGACATCACTGGAAAACCGGGCGAGAAGGTCCGGATGAAGGGTCTTCATGAGTCAATCTCCAGCAATTCGAGAAGTCCGAGGCTGACCACGCGCCCCGCCCCAAAAGCCTCAACCAGGCCTTCGATCTGGTCCTGGTCAAAGCGGACCGGGACATCGAAGAGGAACCCGGCCCGGATCTGTGCGGTCGGTGCGGGTGGCGCCAGAAAGTGAATCTGCCCGTCCTCGACATGCCAGCCCGTCTGAACCGGCACCCCGTCCACGGCGAGACGAACACTTCCGGCCACAGGGGTCAGGATCCGGCGCTTCCCCGCTCCGGTCCCCTTGACCAGGGGATAAGAGGTCCGCTGGCCATCCCCCAGACCGAGAAGGCTGTCGGTGGCCTGCGGCGCCTGGCCCGGCGGCGCGCTGCTCCGGTCAAACGGATCGCGGAAGCGGAAGCCGTGCAGCGCCCCCCGACGGGCCTCGAAGAACGTGATCAGGCGCTGCAATTGTCCAAGATCACCGATGGCCGTCCCCACATCCCACCTCCGGCGGGCACCGGACCAGCGGCTGTTGCGGAGTTCCCGCCCGCTCGCCAGCTGGACAATCTCGGTGCGAAACTGCGGTCCCCCCCGACTGCCAAGGGCCAGATCGGTCGGAAACAGGACATCGTGGAACGCGCTCACAGGAAACGCCCACCGCGAGCCACCAGCGCCGCCAGACGGCTGGCCAGCTCCCCGGCGACAGCGCCGCCTTGACCCGGGCCCATCCGGGCCTGCCCCATGCCCAGGTTCACCGTCAGCGTCTGCGCCGGCGGCGCCAGACCGCTTCGGGCCAGAACCGCTTCGGCGGCAATTCGGGCTAGGTCGGCCAGAACCGCCTCGGCCATTTGACGGAAGTCGAGTTCTCCCGACCGCGCCGCACGGGACAGGGCCTGCTCTATGCCCGTCCCCGCGGTCTCAAACGCTTTTTGCAGTGCGTCAGCCGCCGCCTGTCCCGGCCCCTCCACCATTTCCGTCAGCGCGGCACCCGCCGCCGCCATTTCCGTTTCGAACTCTGTCATCGGGACAAGCCTCCATCAGTTCTGCCAGCCTCATGCGATCAGGCAGGTCGCCCTGCCCGTGGCACAGCCAGCGCCATTCTCTCAGCGACAGGCGCCAGAAGGCGTCCGGGCTGAGCCCAAAGCGTCCGGCGAGACGCCACATTTCAGGCCAGGGCAGCACGAAAGGCCTCCGCGACGGCCCGGGCCGCATCCCCCGGGTGCACCGATCGCAGGACACACCCCGCCGGGACGCCTCCGCCTGCGCGCACGAGGATCTCAAGGACGGTCAGCAGCTCCGCACTGCGAAGCTGGGCAAGCCGCGATCGCAGAGCCGCCAGCGAGTCACAGGCCAGCGCGCTTTCCAGCTCGGCCAGGGCCCCAAGGGTCAGACACAGCGTGACCCGGTGCGGGCCGAGGCTGAGGGCGACCTCTCCGCGGGCCGGATTGAAGACCTGCGTCATGACACGGCCTCAAAGACGAGCGCCCCGGCACTCTCCAGCGTGACCGAAAAGCTGGCCACCCCGTCCTGCGGCCCCGACCAGCTCAGACTGGTCATCTGCATAGGCCCCGTCAGGCGACCCTGACCGGGCACGACGATCTGCCACCGGGCGGGCTGTCCTGAAAAAAAGGCCACCCGCACCCGGGCATCGCTGGCCGAATCCCGGAAGATACCGCGCCCCTCGATCCGGGCCGCCCGCTGACTGGCAGCGACCAGCAGTTCCCGCCAGCCTCCGGGGCTGTCAGCGCTCGTGGCATCGACGGGACGTGCCATGAGAACCAGCTCACGGCTGCGGATGCCGGCAACGGTGATAAACTGCTCCGGCTGTCCGCCATCAGAGAGCCGAAGCAGGAGGTCCTGTCCTGTCTGAACGGCCATGTCAGAGTTCCTCCATCAGAATGCGCAACCGCATCAGGCCCCGGAAGGCGGTCAACTGCGCCGTTCGCATCGTGTCGGCGTAAACGGTGTGGGCGAGGATGATGCGCTGTCCCTCCGGCGCGAGCGACAGGCCTTCAAAGGCCAGACGAAGCTGACCAAGGGCATCGCGCGCCTCAGCCCGACCGCCATGACGGGTGAACACGGCGAGATCGATCCGGTGCTCGGTCGCCTGGCCGGTGCTGTCCTCGTGAAGGTCGATCCGGTGCCGGTCAATCACCGCATAGGGATAGGCCGGCCGCCCGGTTGGCCGGGCATACAGGCGCGCCGGCGTTCCCAGCACCGCCTGCACCTCCGCCCGGACCGACAGGCCATCAACAAGAGCGCGTTCAAGGGCCCGTTCCGGGGTCATAAGCGGACCTCGGTATAATGGGCGAGGATGACCGCGACGTCCCCCGGCAGGCCGGCCACATCACCGGTCTCTCCTGACAGCCCCCGGCGGGCATATCCCTCTGCCACCAGCCGGGAGACAGCGAAACGCAGGTCGGCCGGGACTCCGGGAGGCTCCGGGAAGCCCGCCTGCCAGGTCAGCTCAAGTTCTCCGCGCCCGGGCAGCGCCGCGGCGGCGGACCGGTCGGCGAGGCGCAGGCGATGGTCGGACCAGTGCAGCATGCCG